AAAACTAGAACGACAAGTTTTAAAACTAGAAGATCAGATTGATAAGATGATGGATTCAGATGAAGATATTATGGATCAACATAAAAAATTATTTAAAATTTTAGAACAAGGAGATTCTCCTTCAGGAATATATAATTACTAATGCCTAAACCTCTCAGAATCTCAGAAGAAGCAGCCGTTCAGATGCCGATGAAAACCGTAGCTAGTTTGATCTGCATGGTCGCGATCGGAACTTGGGCTTATTTTGGTATCATTGAAACGCAAAATAGAATTTCAACACAAGTAGAACTAATGTCAAAAGACTTAACTGAGAACACAGAATTCCGGATCAAGTGGCCCCGGGGCCAGCTGGGCAGTTTGCCCGCAGATTCTGAGCAGTTCATGATGATCGAGGATCTTTACAAAACCACGGATAAGTTAAACGCACACATTGAGAACATGGCTTTAAATAAAGTAAACATAGAATTTTTAAGAAAACAAATGGATAAGGTTCTTGAAGATATAGAAAAACTAAAAGATGCCAATAGAGAAATGCATTATAAAAATGGAAATGGAGTTCATTAATGAATCCCGAAATTACTTGTGATAACTGTGGTTGTCCCTGTCATTGTAATTTTGAAAAACACTCGACATGGGGAGGACCACCTAGTAAGTATAGTGGAGAATGTGATTGTGTAGCATGTGAATGTGGACAGCCACAAGAGGAGGAATAATTGGAAACAGTAATAGCATTATTAATGTTTGTAAATTTTGAGATTAAGGAACATCGTATTCAGGACTCAATGGCCGTATGCCTTCGCGGAAAACGTGAAGCGGAACGCCAGTACAGCGATACGGTCAGCTATAAATGTATCAAGACTCAGGCCGAATTAGAGACTAATATTGATGGCTCAATCTCAATCAAAAAAATCGTACTCAAATAGAAATCCTATAGCCAGACTTTTAAAACACTTTACTCCTAAAAGATTTAAAGATAAAAAGAAGTATGAGAGGAAAAGATATGTTTGGAAAAGGGATGAGTTTAAAAGCTGAAGTAACTAATGGGAATTGCCCATTATGTCACGAAAAAACTGTATTCGTTTCTCTTTATTCCAATGTTTATCGTTGCATTACTTGTGGCGGAGATACCGAACAGAAAGTTAATGGGGTCATTAAATATATTCCTTTAGGTGATAGTGCTGGAACCGCCCCGAGTCTAGTACTAGATAAGGATGTCACGTAAGCGTCCGGTCTTTGGTGTTAGTTTATATAAAAAACGATCAACACGAAAAAGACCCGGCAGACATGCTAAATCATATTCGAAGCGCATTCCGCATAGAAAACCTTCGAAAGGCCAGGGATAATGTATAAAATTTTAATATTAGCTTATTTATTTGGAAGTGATCCCGTCATCACTCAACAAAACTTTGAGATGCAGGGTTGGTACAAGACGATGGATGAATGCCAGACTGAACTCTTGAGTCAACACCCAGACCAAAGCTTTAAAGTCATGAGAGAGTTTGTTGAAGACAATAATTTTGAATGGGATTGGCTAGTTGCAGGTTGTACTAATGAAGAAACAGGCGAGAAATACATGGTTTTTCCTGATTATCCCAATGGTAAACCCCCTCAATTAGAGGGCCTAACCTTTGATTTAAAAGATATATTAATCTAGCCTTGACATTGCTCCTATAATTTCTTATATTATAGGTAATGAGAAAGATAACATTAAAAACGAAAGGACTAAGTAGCAAACAATATTCAACTCTAGTTTTAGAGCTTAACGTGATGTCAAAATCATGGAAAAGATTCGGAGTAGATATAGATATTCACGCTGATGGTGCCGAAAGAATAATCAACTGGGGAAATAAAAGTCATGACGATATTCGATCAGAAGCTCACGACTGAAAAAGAAGACACAACAAGCCCAGAACATTATCTATGGACTAGTGTCTTAACTAAAGCAGCGCATGATGCGTTGTATTCTTCAGATTGGTTAGAATCTAGAAAAGCCATTGAATGGTTTAAAAGAAAAGGTTCTAACTTCTATAAAGTGTGTGAATTTGCTGGTAAAGATCCAGCTTATGTTTACCAAAAAATGATTGAACAGATCATGAAAAGGGAAAGCCACATGGAATCTGTTAGAAACGGAAATAGACTTTATGTTAAAAATAACGAAAGGTTTAATTTTCATAGTCATTACAGAGGTGGAAGATTGGGTAAGAAACGTGGACCATACAACGTTAAACCTAAATTAAGAGCAGTTAGTACCCCTCGTAAAAAAGACCCACTCGCAGTATTGCGAGGTCGTAAAGGCGGACGTCCAAGACTCTATGTGGTATGAAAGTACTGGTCGTTCTACTATTACTAGGTGATCCGATTGTTGTTCCTTTTACAAAAGGATTAACGTGTTCCCAGCAGGGTGACGCGTATGTCGAGAAGATTGCTACACATAGTGACCAAACAGACACCAGGGACCAGGGATGGTATACACCAGAAGGAAATTTAGTATACGGCTACTATTGTGATTAAGACTTTAATTCTTCCTCTTTCTTTATAACTTCTGCACATGCAAACTTAATAAAGATTTTATTCTCATTAATATAATCATCTCCCATCGTATCGTATAAGACACGGGTGTCATCGGTACCTGCATACATGCATTCAGCCCAGGTCGAAAACTCTACATTTTTAGTAAAAGGAACTTGGCAATTACCGTATAAAGCAGAGCAAATAATTACAGTTAATGTTATAATCTTCATTGACTTTTCTTGTAATTTATGGGAATAATCCTATATTAATAAACAAATAAATATGAAAGAGGATATAACAAATGACTGACATAAGTAAATACAAAAATGTCTCTCTAACGAAAGTGACTTATCAAAACTTAGATAAGATTCGTAGAGTTATAACTCCGCACATTGTTCAGAGTCGGAGTGGTACCATCAATATATTAGTGAACAAAGAAATGGAGAGACTGAATGGAAAAACTAAAGACCGAAAAGAAAATTAAGACAATTTGTCCGCGTTGTGCAGGAAATGGATTTATAAAGGTACCTAATAAATCAGTTGAAGAAATTGGTACAGAAGCTACAATGAATTGTACAATGTGTGAATCAGAAGGGGAGTTAGAAGGAGAAGTATATGGTCCGTTCGATGATGACAAAGATACTATTATTATTGACGCTGATGGTGTGCACAGGATGCAGTGAGTTTGCATTACTCGCTTCCGGAGCTTCAGTCGCAGCTAGCCAGAACGCTTACGCAAGAGCGTATTCGGGGCTGGATGTCCTTACCATTATGCGAACGGAAAAAGATATTAAAACTCATATCTACCATACAATCAAGGAAAAGACCGATGGCTCACGATGAACACTATGAAGATCTATTAAAGGAGGGAGACAGAAAGATGATGGATAAACTACAAGATATACAAGTTCTTCAAGCTCGTGTTGAGTTCTTAAAAAGGAATTTAGCGGGTGCTGTGAAGCTGTATAAAGACGAGAAAGAGCGAAGACAATTCGCTGAAAAAGAACTCGAAAGACTTAAACAAACTTTTAAGGATCCTGTAAACGAAGCGCGTAAAGCGGGTTTATGAGGATTATGACTTCTGAGGAAGCCGCCTACGTCGCAGGAATCATTGACGGAGAAGGTTACTTAGAATTTGGCTGGAATAAACGAATAAGACACGACCGACCACACAAACCAGTCTACAAGACTTTGAATGTCCGGTTAGAAGTTCCTCAAGTGGATGGAAGACTCATTGACTATTTGATGGCGACCACCGCAGAAGGGAACAGGGACATCAAAACGTATCCGACCAAAAAGAACTGGCAAGACCAGCATCGATGGCGGGTAGGATTCCACGGGGTTTACCGAATCCTAAAACAAGTGTACCCCTTTTTAATAGTTAAACAAAAGAAAGCAAAGGAGATAATAGACTACTATGACAAAAAATTTCTGGAAAAAATTAACAGATCCTTTTCTAAGTATTGTTGAAACATACTCAGGAAAGATTAACAGTTGGGCCTGGACTCAACGTTGGGGTAAACGAGATCCTAATGAATGGGTTGAGGGTTACCGAGAATGGAAAAAACTACAAGAGATGGGAGTCGTGGACGACAAAGTTAAACTTAAAGACTTAAAAAAGTTTGATAATTGCCCACATAACTAATGGACCCAAGAGATAAACTATTTGCATTTATTTTTAGTTCACTACTAGCTTTTGCTTTATTAAGTGTGTTTATGGTAGTCGTATGAGATATAAATTTAAAATTTTAGATGGAGACACGGGGGAGAATAAGGAGACCGAGAATATGTCTTATAAGAAAGCTCTAAAACATATTCTAATTACCAAGCCGAAGTTTAACGGAGCTTTATATTATACGAATAAGAAAGGAAACTCTATTACACATAACATTAGTAATGGGAAGAGAGTCTCATGAGCCGATTAGCTAGACCTTCGTATTCAGCTTTAAACAGTTCATTAGCTTTACCTCTCACGCCTTTTGGTAGATATTTACTTATTTACTGGGCCGTTAAAGAATGTATGGTTAGACAGTATTATGCGTTGGAACAAAAGATTTAATTACCCGAAGTCTCAGCGGTCCCTGATCCAGGGGTCCAGACACTATGATATTGATCAACAAATGTTACCGAGTGTAACGACTATACTTTCCGCAACCCAGTCGGAGGAAAAGCGACAATCTTTAGCGGCATGGAGAGCACGAATCGGGGCTCAGGGAGCTGACCGCATTCGAGATGTTTCTGCGATGAGAGGCACCGCCATGCACACGTATTTGGAAGCGTATGTTCAGGGCTCGGGGCACATGGACCTGACGGCAGTAGGTTTGGAAGCACACCCCATGGCACAACAGATCATTAATCAGGGACTAGGGCCCTTGGAAGAAGTATGGGGGTCAGAGGTGACCGTCCATTATCCAATGTTATATGCAGGTGCGACAGATTTAGTGGGAATTTATAATTCGCGTGAAAGTATAATAGACTTTAAGCAAACCAACAAGCCCAAAAAGAGAGAATGGATAGGAGATTATTTCATACAACTAGGAGCCTATGCAATGGCACACAACTATGTGTATGGTACTAAGATTCAACAGGGTGTGATTTTAATGTGTTCTAAAGATAAGTTTTTTCAACGCTTTGAGGTTTCGGACAAGGAATTTGTCCAGTGTCAACACGCATTCCTTAAGAAAGTGGATCAATACTACAGGGAGAAGAAAGAACAACCAAACGGTAAAGATACAAATAATGAATAGATTAGCGAGCAAATTAGCCATATTTTGAGTATTATACCCTTTGTATACCCTTTTTTCTATAAAATAAAAAAATTTTTTTAAAAAGTTTTCAAAAGTGGTTACAATGGATACAAAAGTTATTATTGTTATATACCAACACTTATTCGCTCGTTTTTGTATCTTTAGTCAGGATACAATTGGATACAAAAAAAATGAGATAGCAATACCAACACTTATTCGCTCGTTTTTGTATCTTATAGGTTTTCCTATTTGGTCTAGGATGTTCAAAAAGCTAGCAATACCAACGATATAAGGGACGCGAGTCAATGATTTTAAAAATAAATTATTTATGATTTATTAAAATAAGGGTATACAATATGATGTTCAGAAAAAAATCAAAATATAAGCATGTCAAAATCAACAAAGCGAAATACTATTTCTACAAAATCTCCTGGCTGGATATTACTGCAGATGGAGGCCACGCCACTAGGGAAGAGTTTGATAGATTTGAATGCTCAAAGATGGTATCCTTCGGGTACGTCTACAAAAAAACGAAAAAGTTTGTATGGACGTTTGCGAGTTATGATGAGAAAGATGAAGTATTTTCTGACAGGAACATACTCCCTATCGGGTGTATTACAAAAATGGAGAAAATAAACGTCTAATTCATTTAACGAAAAACCCCATCGAGTATTACTTAATAATTTTGGATTTGTACGTAGAAAACTTCCTTCTCAACTTTATCAAAGTTTATTAAAGGAGTGCAAAAAAGCTGAAAAGAAAAATCCTAGAATGATTTCAGGGTTAGTAGGACCGGGTGTGACTCCTCATTATTATCTTTCTAATCCAGAAAATATAAAAAATTTAACTGAATTTGTTTTAAAAACAAAGGATTATTACGATGAATATTTCCCAGGGCTTGGTCATACAGGAATTCTTAGCAAGAATGCTCCTTATGTTTTAGAAAAACCATGGGTTAATGTTCAGCGTCAGGGTGAGTTTATTCCCAATCATATTCACGATGGGATTTATAGTTATTCTATTTGGATGAAAATTCCCTATGATAGTCGGAAAATAAAGGACCAGTGTGCTGGAACTTTTGAATTTACTCATATGAATATTTTTGGAGCATCTATGTCCCATAGAATTTACTTAAGTCAAGAAGATGAAGGCAGTATTATTATGTTCCCTTCTAAATTGCGCCATTTGGCGTATCCTTTTTACGGTACTTCTCAAACACGACTATGTATTTCAGGAAACATAGTCTATAATGTTTCCTGAAGTCGTATAATTAAGATGAAAAATTAAACGTCTAACGTTTCTTTTTCTTCTTCACTACTTTTCTTTTCTTTTTCTTCTTGAGATTTTTCTTTTTGTTTTTCTTCTTTTTGTTTGGCATTTCCTCGCTCCAATAGTTGTTGCGCATCCAGTATTCTCTCATTACGCTCCTTAATAGTCTTCATTTTTTCGTATAGTTCATTGAGATTCATATCCTCAATTTTACCATGACGAATTAGTTTTTGGTCTATATAAAATCCAGCAGCTTTGCCTCTAGCTATTTCAGTAGTAGCAGCTGCGGCTAGATTCTTACCGTCTTTTTTTCCTTGGTCCCTAATCTTACCTAACTCAGTAATATGATTATCAAATGTGATGTCATATTTTTCCCTTACTTCGTCTCGTAGCTTTTCGATGTAAGCGCATATTAGTGGGTAGTATTTTGGGTTAGTTAGCTTTGAAAACTGCCTAGCATCTTCGCTGAATCCAGCCAGTTTATAAGCCTCCGTTTTAGTTATAGGCATCCCCTCAACTCCATAGACTAGTAGCTGTGCAAATTTAATCTGTTTAGGTGTTAATGCTTTGGGTAATCCCATAATGTTGCAACTATATAATATTTCTTGTATATTGCAAACTAGAATGTTAAACGGAAAGTCATTCAGACAAGCTTTGGATAAGTTTTTTCTAAGCCCGACAAGTGGTGAAGCACGGGTTCAGATTCAATTACCTAATGGCCAGATGATGGACATTAAGGAAATTAATCTATTAGAAAACAGAGTTATTGGTGATCGAGAGACCCATAGATTGGTCATCGTAGCCGAACCAGAAAGAGCTCGTATGGGTAAAATAATTGGTAAAATTTAACAGTTTAGGTAGTGGTGAATTCTAGAAGAATCTCAAAACTTCCTGAGCGAAAACTTTGGAAGAAATTAAAAGATGAAACTCCCACAATTTCGTGGACCAGACTGGAAAACTGGGCTTTATTTGGCACTCCTGATTTATTGGGCTACGCTCCTTCTGGGAACTTTTTCACTGTTGAGTTAAAATCTACTACAGCTACAAATCACTATAAAGTGAGGTTCTCTCCTCACCAGATTTCTTTTCATATTAAGCATAAAAAAAATACCTTTATCCTTGTTGCTTGTGCCCTGGACCAGCTTGTACGCTTGTACCCTGGTTCCCGGATCTTAGAGCTTGTGGACTCAGGGACCCGGCTTGAGCCCTTGGCTTGTGGCTTGAAGGCTTGCGCGCGCGTGCTCGAGCGCTTGTAATCTGAACCCGAACTGGTTCCGGTTTGGAAGTGTAGTTTAGAATCATTCTAATGTTTGGGGTATGTGACATTGCTCACGCTCCGGTCCCAGCATGCTCTGCAGTCGCGGCAGCTGTTGCCCTGATCCAGGGCCGGACAGGTCTTGCTTGAGCTATTAACGCTCGACGTCCACGGCCAGAATTTCACCGGCTGTTGATCAATCATATGTGAGCTCATTCTAATAATTAAATTTGACGGTATTATGTCAGGATCCATGAGCTTAAGCATGCCGGCTTCCCGGGTCGGGAGCCAGTGTTGCGTTGACGGTGTAAGCTTGCACACTTCAAAAATTTTTTTAAGATGCTCGGGCCCTTGCAGGTCTCCTGAGTCATGCCATCTGAACCAGGGCGCATCATCGATTAATACAACCATAGCGCGAATCCAGTCCGGATGGTTCAGACTCTTCAGTCTTCTATTTAATGCAGCTTGTACATTGGAAAATCTATACCGGCCCTTCAGGGCATAGCAGCCCGCGCACACTGAGCCCGGCACCTTCACCAGCTTCTGGCCTGTTATACATTGACTGGCCGGCAGGTTGTACGCTGGACCAGGCATTTTGGATGGCTTCGACAGCCCTCCGGTTATTGCTTTCGCTTCTTTCTTATTCATAATCCCATTATATCCCAGAGCTTGCAGCCTGTCAACCCTGCTGCTTGGACCCTGATTCTTTTTTGGGCGGGCCCACCCGCTCGGGCGCTTGAAGTCTGAAGAGAGTGTTTGCTTGTGGCTTCGTGATCAGTCCGGCGTCCCTCAGGGACCACAGGAAGCGCTCGCACTTCTTAACGTAAGCGGGAGATAAATCCCGCTTATCGTGGATGAAATAGTTCATCAGGTCGTTGTGTTTACTTCTTACTTTCATTTTCTTCTTGTAGTTTTTGAAGGAAGCCTGAATACTCAGCCTGCATGTCTTCACCATATGCAGCGTCCCAGGCCTCCATGATTTGTGCTATTGTATATTTTTTCATTTATTTCTTTCTGTTGTTATGGTGCTTTGACAAATTTATCGACCGGAAAAACACCAAACGAGGTCAGTCTTTGCAAGAGGTAGTTTAACTTAACATTACAATAGAATACTATCTTACATTATCCTAGACTCATTGTCAA